GGTGTTGGATCCGCCGCCGGTGTTGTCGCTGTACTTGGTCACCGCTTTCATCACAGCCCGCAGGTCAGCCGGCAAGGCTGCCAACAGACTGCCGGAGGGCGGGCTGGTGGGGGTGCCGCTGTTGCCCAGCAGGGTCTTTCTCATACTGGAACCGTTCCACCCACCGCTGTTTGTGTTGCTGGCGTTCATCTGGAAATAAGACGCGGAGGATCCGCTGCTGCCGTAATTGCCATCGCAGAGGGCAATATGTACGCCGCTGATCTTTCCGATCTTGAAATGGATCCGGTTGGCGCCCTCTCTGCTGCTGTTGTGGTTAAAGCCCAAAATAAAGGCGTCCACGGACAGGTTGGAGAAAGTGGTGTTTCCCACCGCGCCGTTGATGGTGATGGTTTTGGTATCGCCCACAGCCCAATAACTGGCGCCCTCGCTGGCGTCGGAAACGGCCTTGATGGTGGCCCAGCTGTTGGCGTTCAGCGTGGTGGAAATGGTGGTCACCGTGACCGCCTGGGTGGTGGTCTTGGTCACGCCGCCCTCGGTGTAGGAAACGGTGATCGACGTGTTGGAAAGTGCCAGGGCGCCGGTGGGGGAATAGGTCCAGCCGGACACCACCCTGGTGCTGTTGTCGTTGTAGGTGGCGGTCACGGCCATGCCTGCGCTGCTGAACTTCTCGCCGTACTGGTATGCGGTTTTCGTGGGGGGCGTGGTGATCGCAATACTTACCAGGGCGCGGATCGTGATGGCCTGGGTGGTGGTCTTGGTCACGCCGTTTTCGGTGTAGGAAATGGTCACCGCCGTGTCGGTTGCCGTCAGGGCGCCGGTGGGGGAATAGGTCCAGCCGGTGACTGCCTTGGTGCTGCCGTCGGACATGGTGGCCTTGATCGCCATTCCGCTGGCGTCAAAGGTTTCCCCGATGTAATAGGCCGTTTTGGTGGGGGCCGTGGCCACGGAAATGCCGGACAGTTGGCGCACGGTGACGGCCTGGGTGGCGGTCAGGGTGCGGCCCGCTCTCTGATATGTGATCGTCACCTCCGTGGTGCTGGAGGCCATTGTGGCCGGCGAAAAAGTGCAGTCCGCTGTCACGTCCTCGGTGGTGTTGTCGGCATAGGTAACGGTGACTGCCAGGCCGGTGGGGTCGAAAGCCTCCCCCACGTCATAGGCGGTTTTTGTGGGTGCGCCGGTGACGGCCAGGCCGGTGGCGATCATCAGATCCACGTTGTACTGCAGGGCGCCGGTCACCTCCACCTCTTTGGTCACGGTGACGCCCGCCAGGGTGGCGGTGACGGTCCATGTGCCGGTGTTGTCCGGCAGGGAGAATTTGGTGG